TGTGAATGTGTGGTGATTATGAATTAGGTTTTGTGAATAGTCAAGTATTAAAAAGGTATTTCGTCCCACACCCATTCTTCGCACCCCGCCTTCCAAACCTCTGGCGGTGGCTCTTTGTCAAACAGTCCACAAACCCCGTTTGGTCTAACGTTCCTGCACGACATACACTCAACCTTAATCGACTCCAACCTCGAAACTTCCGCTTTCGCGGCACGTAGCAAACTCGACAATTCGTTCTGACGCATCTTTTGCTCCTTTTGCAACAATCGTCTGATAACCACACATCTCAACGTACTGAATAAAATCTTTCTGTTCCTTTGACAGCCTGCCCCCCTTTGTCCGTTTCATCTCAACCCACAGCCGCCATGCCGGTATAAACAAGTCAGGTATGCCAGCCACAACCCCCTCTACCTTTAGCCTCATGGCGGCGGCTTTCCCGCGTTTCTCCCCGTTTGGTATGGCAAAAATCAGCACACCTGGATTGTTCTTTCTGAACCACGATACAAACTCCCGCTGTTCTTCATGCTCGGTTTTTACTCTGTCCATTGCCTCTCCGTAACACGGTAAAACTTCCCGTCCTTGCGAAACTTGATCAGTTTGGGGGGCGTGGCATTGTTCATCGCTTGCAGGCCGTCTGGCTGCAAAACCCCGCATGACCGGCAGATTTCGGCAAACCGTTGTATCGCCATTTGTGCGGCATACCCGCCGTTGTTAAAAGCAAAGTATTCGGTCACTGGCGGGTCAGACAGGTTTAGTCCGTAATAGATCAGCTTCACCATCTCATTGCCCGCTTGACTGACATGGTTTGACCATTTCCAAGCACCAACCTGCATCTCTCCGTTTGAATCCCCCATGATGTCCACGTCATGCAGCTTCAACTTCTTAGGCTCTGGCGGGGGCCATATAAACCCGCAGGACGGGCATTTCATTGTGCTGATATGCACCAGTTCACTGCACTCAGGGCAGGGCTTTACAGGGGCAACACCGTCGCCTTCACCGGCTTTTTTAGGCGGTCTTACATTGACAATCGGCCCATGCTGTTCAACAACACCGGCAAAGTCCAGCACCAGGCAGTCGGCCTTGCCAGCGTGCGGCCTCATGCCTCGGCCTGCTTGCTGAAGATACAGACCTGGTGACATGGTTGGTCTAGCCATTACTAACAGATCAATTGCAGGATGATCAAATCCGACATTCAAACAACCGACTTGTGTAATTGCCGTAATTTTTCCCGATTTAAAATCAGCAATGGATTGCTCTCGATCTTTTTTGGCCATATCGCCAATCACCGATACAGCAGAAATCCCACGACTCAAAAGAATGTCACGAAGGTGTTGAGCGTGTTCAACCCCGGTTGCAAAAAACATCCAACTTTTACGTCCGTCAGATCGCTTGATGACTTCATCAATCATCGCCTCGTTATTGTCTGACGTGTCCACAGCCGCTTGAAGCTCAGACTCAATAAAGTCACCGCCTCGTTTGTGAACGCTACTGGTGTCAAGTTTGAAACTGGTTTGTTTGCTACGTAGCGTTGCAAGGTAGCCTTTGAAAATCAATTCTTCAATGCTGACAGGCTCAATCAAAGCATCAAAAATTGCTGGCTTGTCCGTAATCATCCCGTGACCAAGACGAAACGGGCTGGCCGTAAAACCAATCACGCGCATCGACGGGTTTATAGCCATCAATTCGTTGATGATCTTTCGATAGCTCCCTTCGTCTTTGTGCGAAATGTCGTGCGCTTCATCTACCAGCAAAAGATCGCAATGCACAATTCTTTTTGTCACTCGAACAATTGAAAGCGGCCCACCAATTGTGATCGGCTCACCCAATTGTTTTTTTCCTGCGCTTGCTGAATAAATGCCCATCGGCGCACCAGGCCAAATCGAACGCAGCTTTTCGGCATTCTGGTTTATCAGTTCGACGCTGCGTGTCAGCATCACGATATGCGTCTCTGGCCATTCGGTGATTGCCCTTCTGCAAAGTTCAGCAATGACAATGCTTTTTCCACTGCCAGTCGGCAATACAACACACGGATGGCCAGTGTTTTTTTCAAGCCAATCGTAGAGCATTGATAAGGCTCGTGACTGATACTCACGCAGTTCTATTTTTGCCACGTTGTACCCCTTCTGACGTTGTTGATTGTGTGCCTTGTGACGCCAAACTTATTTGCCAATTGCTGACCATTTAAACTGGAATTCAATATCTCCCGCACGTTTTCTTCAGTCAATTTTGACCGTCCGTTTTTTTCTCCAACGTAATGGCGTCTTTTTTGCAAGGCGTCTTGTGCGTTATCTTTTACTGTGCCAACAAACAAGTGGTCTGGATTGACGCATCCAGGGTTGTCGCATTGATGGCAAACGACCAATCCATCAGGAATCGGCCCCCTATGAATTTCATAAGAAAGACGATGCGCCCTTGTGTTTTTACGATCACCAGGCAATACGCCATACCCGTCTTTGTCTGTGTGCGATCTCCACTGCCAGCAGCCGTTATCAAGTTTTGCAAAACGAGAAAAAAACCGATCATGCAAAGTACCAGCTTGTCGCAGCCTCATTGCTTTCATAGCAATTGAATTTTTTTCTGATTTCAAGCAGCCGCAAGATTTGCTGCCACCGCTTCTAACTGTTACGCCATAAACCACTTGCTTTGTTCCGCACTCGCAAATGCAATTCCAAAACTTCCCAGTCTGCTTTGCGCTCGTTGGTTTTTCTGCCTCAGACAACACAGTCCAGCGGTTGAACTTCAGTCCGACCATTTCAATTGTTGGCCTGCCCATAATGATAATTTCCTTACTCAGTGAGAATGACAACATTGTAACAGCATCAACCCACCACCCTTCCACCAAACTGCTTGCGCATATCGTGCAGTTGCGTCCAGCCCTTGTCCGCGCAGGCAGAAGCATTGGCCAGCAGCTCACGCGAACTGAACACGCCCTCGATCTCAGGATCTCCATTGGCCACATTCGTGCCATTGATCTCATACACGGCGGTGTACTCGTCCGGCCCATCCTTGCGCTGCCACGGCACCAGATCGGGGTGAAGGACATGGCTATCACAGCCGGTTCTTTGAAACTCTACTGGCACCTCGCCGTTATGCCGAGCGCAGTGCCATGTTGAATCAGCATGGGCGGTAGCATGGGAACAAGTACGGCAGTTCACCTGCTTTGACAGTGTTTCATGATGGCAAAAGCTGTATGCAGGGCAGTATTTGCACTCATACCAAGATGCCGATGCCCCTGCCATTGGCTCAGGCATACGGTCAGAGGTGACAATGCGCTTTGCCCTGTCCACTGCCGACTGTGATGCATCCCTATCAAGTTCAACGCGCTCGGTGTAGATTTCGTCCGTGTCTTTATTGATGGCGTAATACAAAGCCCTGTCCAGATCGCTACCCAACATATAGACCTGCATCTGTACCCAGTGGACGGGCTTTGACTTCTTGACCCCTTCTTTGGCTAGTTCAGTAAACGACTTGTCACTGTGGGTTTTAATCTCCAGCAGGTGCGGCGTTTTTTCTGCGCCTGGCACCCCATATCGAATGATGCCGTCTTTGCTGCCCGATACATGACAACCAAAATCAACACGGGATTGACCCGAACCAGTTTCCCGAACATCCATCCCGATGGCGCGAAGGTCTGACACCACCACAGATTCTTCCAATTGCCCACGGCGAAACAAGCGCAAAATTCGCCCTTTGTGCTTCTCAACCACTGCCCACCGGAAGGTAAGCCACAGGTATCGGTCACACTTATGACCAATGATTGAAACCCCCATGTGAGGGCGGGGCGGCTCCTGATTGTCCTGATGGTATTGGTCAATCAAGCCGCCAATGGTAACGGTTGGTTCCGGTATTGCTGCCATGTTTGCTCCTGTGAAAACAGGCGGTTTCCCGCCTGTCTTGGTTGATGGTCAAATCACTTCTTTGCCCACGGCGGGGCGGCCTTTGCGGGGCTGGCAGAACCCTCGGCGGGGGCAGATACCTTTGGCGGTGCACTGCCTTCCATTGCCTTGAACTCGCGCACTTCATTTTGTGCGGCGTAGCCATCGGTGGCAGGGCGGATGTCCAGTTTGATTTTCAAAACCCCGCCAATGAGTTGATCGGTGTCACGAACCTTATCCAGACCGATTGAGCGCATCAGGTCGCCAAGCTGACGGCGACCGATTTCCTCCGCTTTCGGGTTGGCATTGCGGATATTCAGATTGCCAAAAACGATGCGACCTTGATGGGACGGGCCAAGCACATCGTATTTCACGCTAATGTACTGACCCGTGCCGTTTTTGGTGTCTTTGAGTTCAGCACCAGACACTTTGACTTCGTACCAACCAGCAGGCAGCGGGTCATACGATGTGGATTCGGGCAGGGATGAGACTGCAATTTCTTCGCCAAGAAAAGCCATTTGGATTACTCCTTTGTGATGGTAAAAGATGGGCGACCGGGCGTTACAGTGATTGCCGGTGCCAGTTTTTCGGTGATACTCTTGTCGGTTGCCTTCCAGGCCGACATATTCAGTTCCGGCTTCCACCGGCAAAGGCTAGACAGGTGATCGGACAAACCGTTTTCTGCCGCAAGTTCCTGAATCTTGTCAGGGTCAATCTTGCGGTTTAAGCGACCCACAATCTTGATTTTGTACCCGTCCTGATCACGGTTTTCCGTTCCGTCCAAGTTTTCGGGAATGCCAAACTGTGCAATCAAAGCATCCTCAATTTCACGGCGGCGATCCACTGCCTGACGCTCTGCCTCTTTTGCGGCAGTCCAATCATTGAAAAGGTCGCTCATGCCACACCGCCAATCTTGCGAATGATTGCGCCCAAGTCAGGTGATTCCCACGTTTCCAGTTTTCCGCTTCGGTCTTTGGCAAGCCAGAGTCCATCGCTGTCGCACATCAAGGCGCGTTGCGTATTGCCCTCGCTGTCCTTCTCAACCCGCAAAGCCAACACTTCATCGAAGAAATAGGGCAGCGCCTGACCGGTTTTGTTGCCAGGCATCGAAGGCGCATACAGCACTCGCCCCATTTCGTCCTGCGTTTTTTCCAGTTTGGCGCTCATGTACACATGACGCTCTGGCAGGTCGCGGAATGACCGAATCAGATCCGCCATTGTTTCCTGCATGGCACCGTATGCCTGTCGGGGGTCTTTGGTTGCCTTCTTTTCGGCATTCAACACCACTTCTGCAATCTCGCTGATGGAATCCAGACAAATAGTTTTAAACTGCTTGGCATCATCAGATTCGGTTACATATCTATATGCCTCCCGAAGTTGCGCCATGTCGCTGATCTCAATGAACGGAATATCAGCATCACGAATGGACAACAACCCGCCTTCGGCAGACAGCACCAATGGGCTGGGCAGGGTGGGGATAAGACTGGTTTTACCGGCACCTGCGGCACCGTAGACCAAAAGTTTCACAGCATCAGCAACATGCTGACCTGTGCGTTTAAGCACAATAGCCATAAGGCCTCCTAGTTAAGCCTCGCTGTCAGAGAAATTCTGTTTGCAAGGTGTTCATATTGTGGGGTATATTTTGCTTAGTGTCAAACTTTTTTTAGCATGGAGGCAAAAATGATGACGGTTGAGGAAGTCCGAAAGGGGCTTCAAGAGCGCAATGTGCAGGTGGTGGCACGGCATACGGGGCTAAACCCCCACACCATTTACAGGCTGATCAACGAGGACAGAAAACCGTCCTATGAAACGGTCAAGGTGTTGTCTGACTACCTTACACAAGAGCGAGCAAATGGCTGATATAACAAGTATTTTCGGCGGTGGGTTTGTCCCCCCATCAGAAAAGGTTGTCGCACCAGTAGAAGAACAGTTGCGAAATGCCATGCGGGATGTGGGCATAGAACCGCCCGACTACATACTTATTGATGGAAACTTGCACCGGTTCAAGAGCGGCACCAAGGGCAAGGCAGGGCACGACAAAGCAGGCTGGTATGTGGTGTTTGGTGACGGCGTACCGGCGGGGTCTTTCGGTTGCTGGCGAGCAGGCATTGAGGTCAATTTCAAGGCCGACATGGGGCGCAGTTACACCGTTGCCGAGCAGATGGCTATTACCAAGCGAATCAGCGAGGCAAAGGCGGCAAGGGACGAGGAGGCAAAGCGCAAGCAAGATATAGCCTCTGACACCGTTGATCGGATTTGGTCAGACTGCGGTGCAGCCAGTTCAGAGCATCCGTACTTGCTCAAAAAGGGAATTCGCCCCCACGGGGCAAGGGTAACAGGTGATGGGCGTTTAGTTGTTCCTTTGTACGACAATGACGGTGTGCTATGCAGCCTCCAGTACATTGATGACTCAGGCGGCAAGCTGTACCACCCCGGTGGCAAGACAGGGGCGTGTTTTTGGGTTGTCGGAACCTTTGATGAGCCTGGTTTGATTTTCATCGCCGAGGGCTTCGCCACCGCTGCAACCATACATGAAGCATCGGGTCGCCCTGTCATCGTGGCATACAGCGCAAGCAACCTTGTACCTGTTGCCGGTCTTATGCGTGAGAACAGGGGCAAGGAACAGGAAATTGTCATCGTTGCCGACAATGACGAGTCAGGGGTTGGTCAGCGTTATGCCGAGCAAGCCTGCGCCAAGCACGGGTGCCGCATGGTCATGCCGCCGGTATTGGGCGATGCAAACGATTTTGCAAAATCAGGCGGCGATTTGGCAGGGCTTTTGTTCCCGCCGGTTGAGCAGTGGCTAATCCCTGCGGATGACTTCTCAGCGCAACC